CTTCGAAGTAGTCGGCAACGCGAACCCGTCGAATCCCCATATAGGAAACTATATGGGGCGGTAGGAATCCCCTTGCTTTAGCAAGGGGAGGATGTCAAGTACGTGGTCATTGCTAGTTGAGATTTTAATAATCAATATCTAAAAATTAAACTCCTCTTAGATGTCTTTACAATGGAACCATATAGGAGAATAGACACTCAAAAGATTATTACAAATCATTAAGTTATAATCTTCACGGAACTTTACCGGAAACAACTAAAAAGCTACCACTCAAAATAAGGTTAAGAAATTTTAGATTCAATGATCTTCCTTAGTTCTTTTACAAAATACTGAGTATCTAAGAAGTAGTTTGGATATGCTTTTTTGATGTTCTTAATATTTTCTGAAGTGATCATTAAAACTGACTTATTGCCAAGTGACCTAGTAGCATCTTCCTTTGCTTTATAGAAAAGTCTAGCATCATCTTCTAGATGGAAAGAGGTTAATGTCAATTGACCTTTATTACCTTCTGTAATAGTCAGTTCAAGTACGAAGTACTTACATCCTTTAGCAATGTACTTACTGATTTTCTCAGATGAAACTGAGATACCACTAATTGAACTTATGATATTGAGTTTTTTATCTAGAGTCATAAGTTCTTTAATAAGCTCTTGTTTAGGAGTATCAATAAACTCAGCAGCAACATTCTGTCCTTCTTTTAAAGCAAGCAATGCACTAGCTAATTTAAAAAAACGTTTTTCCTCTTCTCCGCCCTCACCTGTTTTATATGATGCATTGTTAATGGCACCAAGAGTTTCAACAGCTGTAGCCCATGAGTGTTGAAGTTTTGTTCTTAATTGAACTTCAATTCTCATACCATCATATTCAAGATGTTTTTCATTGTGATAGATAAACACTTGATGAAGGCTTCGATAGCCATCCTTTTTAGGCTCTTTAATGTAATCTTTAGGCGGTACGATAAATTCGTGTTTTGTCTTAGAATTTGTAATAGCTGTGTGTACAGCATAAACATCACTGATGCTATCTAAGATAATTCTAATACCTCCAATATCTTGCATTCTTGATGCAGACATTCCTTCAAAACGCTTAATCTTGGTGATAATGGAAGGCATACGCTTTAAGCGCTGACCGATAATTGCAGAAAATTTCTTTCTTTTTAAAACACCCATTACATACTTTCGCATAGCATTTAATGGAGTTGAGTGCAAAGAACGCCAATTATCTAATACTGATATTGCTTCAAATACTTTTTGATCGTCTGTAGAAGTTCTAATAATTTCACCAGCACGGCTTACTTCCTTGTTGCTTGGTCTTTTAACCAACTTTTCAGTGTCGATAACTGCGTTCATACAGACCTCATTTATTCAAACTATTTGAAGATAAGAGTAGTTTAAACTATTTATTGCTAAGGCTCAACGTAAGTATTTAAAGGAGAATGGGAGAATGAGGATTGATATTCTAAAATGAAAAAAGACAGCCTAAGCTGTCTTGTCGGGTTGGTGTCCTAGAATGTACTCGATGTTGATAATTTTCTTTATAAATTAGTAAGTTATAAAAATTGGAGACATAACTAGAGACATTTATTTTCTCTTTGAAAATAGGTACTTGAAAGCTTGTGCACAGTACATAAAGAATGAAGGAGCTATCAAAGCATATCCAAAGAAATTGTCTTTAAAGATTATTTCGTAAAGACCAGCGATAAGCATTATAAAACCAAAAACCAACACTGCTACAGTGTAGATTTTTGCTACGTTTAGCTGAGTCATATTCTCGTTATGAATATTATCAACTAACTTATCTTTAGTAGCTTGTTGTTGATTAAGAATATCGATTTTTGCTTTTTGATCTAACTCTGCCATGGAAACAATTCTTTCAGCACAGCCAGGTAGTACTTTTTCATATTCTCCAAATGCTTGCGGAGAAGGCAAAGGTCCATAGTAGATTTCAGATCTTTGCTGTAAAACGTGAATGCTCGAAGGCGAGAGGTTTTGATTATTAGAATTTTTTACAACAGATGACTCACTATTAGTTGGTTACTTTGACATCATGTTCTACCTTATGCATAGCGTTTTTTAATAATTCGCCAACACTTCTAAAGTGTTCATCTAAACCAAGCTTAATATCTGATTCTTCTGAAATAACTTTTTCTAGTTCTTCATTTCTTGAATCAATACTTTTCTTTAAAGAAACAGGATCAAGTGTTTCTAAAAGAACTTCGTATATTCTTTTCTTTTCCATTTGATGTTCCTCTAAAATCTCGCTTAACATAAATTAAGTATAGACAAATAAGGTAAAAAAATAAAGATAAAACCCAAAGATTGTGATCTAACTTCTTACACTATATTACAAATTTTCTAAAATTTCCAAAATTACATTTTACCCTTTGAAATAGAAGCAAAAATTTCCGACATTTTTACTTCAAAGTCTTGCATTTTGCTATCTTTTCGTGTAAGATATTTCTTACACTATATTAAAGCAAATCGGATTTTGTATTATGGATATCTCTTCAGCTTATTCAATCTTAAGTAACGTCTACGCTAATGCTAGCAAGGCTGCTGGTTGCTTTTATGTTTACAGCTACAGACCTGAGTATGACGCTGCCACTAAACGTACTGTTAAGAAGGATGTTAAAAGCATTGGTAAGATTGAGACAAAAGATGGTTTCGGTCAGATTATTCTTAATAACAAGTTCTTAAAGGAATATCCTGACTTTGTAGACTTTAAGGTTGAAAGAACAGCTTTTAATAAAATCCATATTGAGCTTCGTAAGAGTAAAAAATCTCAAGGGGTAAATGCTTCTGATTTACTACAAGCAGGACACATGAAAATAGGTGCTACCTATTTCATTGTTGAAGTATTTAAAAGAAGTTATTCTGGTAGAGCATTAAAGGCTTTATATGACAATAGAGTTTTAACTAAGACTCAATATGAACAGCTACTCACACTGTTTATTTATTCAATATACGAAGGTGTTAAACGCTTAGGTGCAATTGAGTACTTTATTCGCGATCACATAGTACCTTTTTCAGGATTTATGAATAAAGACACCGTACAAAGACTTTATCCTGTTTTAAGCGATACCTTTATCGTGGCTTTCTATAAAAAGAAACAGGAGATCATGAGAGCTGATTTATCAAAGCTCAGCATCCCTCTAGCTACTAGAAAGTACATTGCCCTTGATGGTAGTAATATCGATGTTAATTCAAACAATATCAGCAATGCTGACTACGGTAATTCTAAAAGCGGTAATGATGTTCCTATTGTTAACTTCTTAGCCTTAATTGAGCAGACCACTGGTACTATCTTTGGACACTGCTCTTACTCAGGGCATACTAATGATATAGCTACCCTTGAGGGCTCGGTAAAACAATTAGCTTACTTTGGTTGTGATAAGTACAATTTAATCGTAGATAGAGGTTATTGGTCCACCTACAACGTCTCTGTTATGTATAACCTCGATATCGACTTTATCATGCACGTTAAGATATCTCACAATGCTATTAAAAAATTTATTAAAAATAACATTGATGACTTAGCTGTAGGTAATGGCTGCGTTAAGATTGAACAAGAGAATGAAGTGAACTACGCTTGTAAGTTTAAGCTTATGTGGTCTTTCTATAATGTTAAAGCTCAGGCAAAGCAAAGAAAGCCTATCTACCTTTACGCTTTCTATAATCCTGCTATTGCCCAGGCTTATAAATCTCAACTTAAAGATGAAGCAATTGAACTTAATCGAGTCCACAATGAATATAAAGAGAATTTAGCTAAAGCTGTAGCTCAACATAAGAAAAAGCCTACTCAGCCTAAGTTAACCGAAAGACAGCAAGACTTAATTGATGATGGCATTATCTCTTTTAATACCCAAAAGAATCGCTATGACTTAAATAATGCTAAGGTTAGCCAAATCAGTCAGGAAAACGGTGTGTGGCTTTTAGCTTCTACTCAAGAATACGATTGTGAAGAGATATTCATGCGTTATCGCCAACGTAATGAAATTGAAGTTATGTACCGTTACTTCAAGAACCACGTTCAAGCTGATACCTTAAGAGTATCTAATGACGATCACTTTAATGCTAAGTTATTCTTAGGACTTATTTCATCTGAGTTCTTAAACACCATAAAGATGAAAGTAGTTGAATGGAACAAAGATAAACCTAAGAAAGAGCAGGTGAAGTTAAAAGACAACTCAATGTATATGACCTTTAAAGATCTAGATACCTTAGAGTGCATCTACCATAACAATACCATTATCCCTACCACTAATATTCTCAAGCGCCATGAGAACTTATTTAACATGATGGGTATTGATCCAATCGTGTTACAAAACACAAAACTCAAGCGTGCTACTTTAGATGATGATGTTGGATTAGTTGAATAAGGGCTATTGAAAGGCCCTAAATAGGACTAGTGTAAGAAGAAAACCGAGATCTTTGGGATAAAAAAAGACAGCCTAAGCTGTCTTGTCGGGTTGGTGCCCTAGATGGGATACGTATAAAAACATTAACTATTTAAAAATAAAATAAAAAATTCTTAAATAATTAAAAAGTCACTTCAAGTCACGCTTTAAAAGTCAAAAAACGAGTGTATGACCTAGTCTTAAAAATAAAAGAAATCACCCCTCTGCTATGAAATTTTACAGAGAGGTGAACACTTAGAGATAAAATTATTTTCTAAAATCAGGTGGCAGATGTGAACGCATTACTTCAGAAATATAACTGTCCTGACAATGGTCAAAATTAAAGCCATTAGGAATAAAGAAGATTAAATCTACCAGTCTTCTGAAAATGTTTGCATACCAGTAATGCTTATGTCTGTAAAGATACGCGCTCATAGTCTCATCTGCATAGACTTTATGAGGGGCAAAGAAAGAGATAACAACTCCATACAGAACCATACAAAGCTGATCGATAGCAATCAGCAGTTGTTTTAAGTTATGCCATAATGACCAGGAAACAATAATTTTAACCATGATTAAACCTCATTAAGCAGTAAAATCTTTCATTACAAAGTCTGTAGATACTGCAGCAAGCTCATCATAGGTGGTAGCTTCAGCAATCTGTTGGAACTTAGTCCATTTCTGGGTATATAAGAATTTACCGTTTTCAGTAATTTCCTTAGAGATTGTTTTTGCCTGCTCCAGAGTAATAGTTTTTATTTCCTGATCTACAGTAGCAATCTCTGCAGTTGCTTCTCCTGCAACAAAGATTGAAAGAAGATTGATCTGAGCGCGAATATCAGCATTTAATCTGTAACCTAAAGATGAAGTGATAACCATTGATTCATTCTTTAGAACACTGTCAAACTTATCAGCAATCAGGTTAATCTGAGCAATCTTTTCCTGCTTTAAGTTGTTTAAGATTTCCTCTGGAAGAACATCTTCCTGGAAGTTAATCTCTGGCCACTGAGGAAGAATTTCAGAATCATCATCAATGTGAAGATAGAATTTATTATCAAGCTCTCCTAAGCGAATGTATGAAGTGTTACCTGGCTGAAAATCATAGGTTGTGCCCATTGGCCCAGGGATTATTTTCTGACTGTATGAGTAGATAGCCATCTGTTGATTCTCCTTTGAATATGTAAAGGTACATTGGATAAATCTACAGTTAGCAGTTTTGTGATTAGGTGGCTATATGATGAAGAAGGTTCAGCATGGGCCAATACACTTTCCATAGCTTCCCAATCTTCTGATTTTAATCGTTTTGAAAAGGTTTTTAATGAGCGTTTTCTAATAAAACGGCCCTTTCTCCATGTTCTATATCCGGCAAAGTTAATGCCTTTTCTGATTGGCATTATCTTCCATTTGGATAGTTTTAATTTTAACTCTGATTCAAGATAATTTTGTATGATACTCAATAAAATATAGGCTTCATCACGTGACAGACCAATAAAGACCATATCATCAACGTATCTGACATAATACTTTATCTTTAGTTTACGTTTTACCCAGTGATCGAAACGGTCAAGGTATATCAGGCCATATAACTGAGCAACTAGGGAACCTACATTTACACCCTTATTGCCCTCTTCACAGAATGACATGGCCAAATCAACGATTTCATGATCGGTTATTCTTCTGGATAAAGATTCTCTTAAAACAGCATGATCTATTGAGTAGTAATATTTGCGTATATCAATCTGCAGATAATATGACTCTGCAGGTGATTTTCTCATAAATTCCTGAACTCTGTCTGCAGCTCTTAAAGCTCCTTTATTTTTACGGCAACCGTAACTATCAAAAATAAAACCTCGTTCAAAAACAGGATAAACGGCGTCATAGAAAACAAACTGAGCAACCAAATCAATAAATGAAGGTGCATGAATTTCTCTCATCTTCTGCCCTGCAGTGCAATAAATCATGAATACTCTGCAAGGTATTGGCTGATATTGTCTATTTTTAAGGGCAGTGTAAAGGTTATTCAGATGAGTAAATAATGAACATTCAAATTTGAAGATATAGCCTTTCTTGCGTTTACTGAAACGCGCTCTAATGTAAGCCTTATAAAGAGCTTCTGGAGTGATTAGCTCATCATATGAGATTGTAACGAGTTGAGGTTGAGAGTGTGAAAAATTGACAGTCACACTCTCTGCAGATTTTTCTTGCGAAAGATATGACATCGTTATATCCAGTTTCTAATTTTGCATAGTGTCAGGAAATAACCGGCCACGCGGAACCCATTGTTATCATTAGAGTTAACGCGCCATTTATTGAAATTACGCGCGAAAGCGAAAAACATTTAATGCCACACCTTAGGCCATGATTATAGTTAATTTTTCTGGTTATTAAAAGCTTCTTTTTCTACCTTGATCCAACCGCCAATCATTGCGCCAACTTCATCAAGCTGTCTGTTGATTGCAGCAAAACGGTGGTTTTCATAAGCTTTATCATGCGAGTTCTGGCCGTCCTTGAATGCCAGATAACCTAATTCATAATACAATTGCCATGCACAGCGCAATTGTTCATGTTTTATATCTAATTCTGTAAGAGTTGTGCGTTTATGATAGCGTTTTAATACTTCTACAATGAGTAAATAAATATCCCACTCTAATTGTTTGATCTTTTGAACAGAGGCATATTTTTCTGATTTAGGTGCGTGATCTAAATAGAGCTTTGAAAGCTTTATCAGTTCACGCATTTTATATAGTAACGGATAGTTTTGCATAATGGCCATTATTATAAGGCACGGACTACCGCCGTGCCAACAAAATAACAACCTGCTTACGCAGCATAACCGGCCACGCGGAACCCAGTGAGATCATTAGAGTGAACGCGCCATCCATTGAAATTACGCGCGAAAGCGTTTTGAGTAGATGAGCTACTATTAACGTTTTCACCGTGAACATAGAATGCCAGGTTCTGAGTGCAAGGATTGGTATAAATCATAGATTTACCAATAAAGTTAGAACCAGATCCAACAGCATTATTATCACGTGGCAGAACACCAAACAGAGCATTACCCTCTTCAGTTGAAGGGTCAGTAAATACTGGATTGGTGCCATTACCCCAGTTGGTTGTTCTATTGGTTGAAATTGGGAAATCAACTGTAATTGCATCATGTGATGCCTGCAGAGTGTAGGTTGTACCCCATGCATCAGTTTCACCACCAAAGCCTGAAGTAATATCAGCAAGCTTCATACTCTTCTTCATAACGTATAGAACGTTATTGGTTACTGCAGTCTGGCCCTGAGATTCTGAAGTTCCTGCAGTGGTTAAACCTAGGCAGTATTCCCATCTGAATTCAAAACCAATAACACCGCAAGGCTGTCCATTATGAGAGTATAGGCCCATATCAGAAGTGCCTCTACCTTGAGCAGGATAATTAGTTGCACCTGCAGGATCGTACCAACGGCAAACATTAGTCCAGGTAGAGAACTGAGCGTGACATAATGCGATAACATCAATTGCTGCTGCCATGAATGCAGATGGGCAGTTCCAACCGTAACCTAAAGAACGTGCATAATCAATCATCTGTACTGGAGTGATTGATACTGTTGGTGTAGTCATGCCTGATACCGGAACTGAAACACCGCCGGTGGTTGTTACAGTCATATGATACTTAGACATGAAGAAGCCTGATTTAACCTCTCCGCCGTCAATGAATGCTCTGTGAAGATAGAAACCATCATTTGCAGCATTTTCTAATGAATCATATTCGCTGACATCTTTAATCTCAATTGAGTTTGCTTTATATGATGAATACTGAGGAGCATCTTCAGAACCATATCGAACAAGGAAAGCAGGGATAAATACCATCTGACCGCCCTTGAAGTGCATGTAGTTGCCGTAATTATCCGACTGCTTATCATTGAAGCCAGGCATAGGTTCTAAACCGAGGGCAACAAGTTCTGATTCAGTGCCTGGATAAACTCCAACACCAAAACCTCTAGTGCCAGGAATTCCAATTGAACCTGTCTTAGGTAGTTTATTTGTTTTTAAGTAATCAGCTTTGAATTTTTCTAAATCAGTTACACGTCTATCTAATTCTGCAATTTTGTTTTCATCTTCAGAACCAGGTAACAGATTGCAGCGCTCAAGAATATTCTGCAGAACCAAAGAAGTAACAACCTTTTCATTACCTACAAGAATTTTTGTCTGAGTGAAAATTTCTTCTAAGGTTGCACAATCACACATTCCCTTCAATACAGCGCCCTTTGCATTAATATGGCAGATATTTAAAGGAGTTAGGGCAATAGTGCCATCTGTAGCCTCTTCCGCTTCAGTATTTGTAGCAAAACGTGTAATACCTGCAGTGGTTGATGTTGCAGGTGGATTAGAGAAAGATATATCACCAAAATCAATATACTGAGGATTACCATTTGTTAACAGAATATTAAAGGTGAACAAAGCCTGAGAGGTTGCTACCTTCTGCAGAATAGGGTCCTGAGAAGAACCAACAGCAAACAGAATATTGTCTGAGGTAAAAATACCAACAGATCGAACTGTATAAACTGAATCAGAAGAGTCTGTAGCATTAACCTGAATTTCTGTTGCTGATACAGTTGAACCGCCAACAGTAGTTAATTCTGCCACTACAGTTCCAATGTCAGTGGTCTGCTCTGAAGGTTCAAAGTATGCATTACCAAGCTGAACCTTTGATAAGGTAACTTTATTGGTTCCTGAATGTTCTGCATTGATCAGTGCCTGAAGACCTGCTGCAGTAATTATGATGTCCATTTCCTGAGACATAAGAAAACTCCTTTAATTAATTAAAGAATAAGAGAATGATTTCATTGCTGAATAGGTTCTGATGTTTCTGGCTGAAACAAATGAAGATTTCAGAGGTTTTACATCATTAACCGTAATGTAAGAGAAGGCTTTAAGTTTTGATGTTCTGCTTAAAGTTGAGCGCGCCTTACATACAAGTTTCTGAACTATTGGAACGTTGCACATGACAACGCTCTTTTTGCCTGCAGATAAGGTCAGATTACCGTCTAAAGCCTGAATGATTGTTAATGTGTACTGAGAGCGAACCGGCTTAGTAATATCAATAAGCAGTCTCAGATCGCGTGTCATTTCCTCACGAACAATACCGCCTAGCTTGTTCTGACTAACAGTGATTTTGAATGTATGAGGAGTTCCCTGAGGTGACTGCTGCCACCATTCCTGAACAGTTGATGCACTCTTTACTGAAGCCAATGCATTTTTGACCGCGCTCAGGGTTCCCATACGGCGCTTTTCAACAATCATTGTAGCTATCACTGCCCTTTTTGTGTCTATTGGCCATGAATCACGCCACACTAAAGGTTGCCATTGAACTGCTAAATGATCTAACTGTTCGCTTGAAAGTTCATTGATTCTATATAAAAAAACAGCATCGTTAAGATGCTGATGAACTTTTGAAAGATTACAGTCTGTTGTTTTAATTACCTTACAGACCGTTTCATCTTTTTTGATTGAAGAAGGGGCAAGCTTCTCAATGTTATCCTTATCATCCAAAGTATTCATGATCAAGCTTCCTCAGTTCCACCAAAATGAATAACAACATCAGAAATATCACACTGAGCAACTTCATTCTTATCAACAGCGGTAAATTCAGGAGAAGTAATTTCCAGACGTTTTGCGCCTGCCTGCATAACAAGTTTGGTTAATTCATCTGGTGTAATATCTCTATTGATTTTTGCCTGCTGCCATTGTCTATAACTTTCTACAGCTTTTGTTACATCTGCAGTAATCTGGTTAATCTTATCTGTATCTTTTGATGATAAATACCAGGTTAATTCAATGGTGTAATCAACAGCTTTTGGTGCAGAAACAAGCACATTATCTGTAAGAGGTCTTATAGTTTCATCAGAAAGATGTGCCTTTAATCCATCAAGGAATGACTGCTCAGGAAGAGTGCCATCAGTTAACAATGGATGCACATAGACATTTCCTGGATGTTCTTCTAGTCCATAAATTGATACATCAATGATTGATGAACTGAAAGAGTATGTGTGATACTGATATGCGCCCTGAGGACCTGCCACAGAGAATGAAGAAGGGGCAAGTCTGATTCTGTCTGCATAAGCATCATCATCCTCTAAATCAGCGCCACCGCTTGTAACAGTAATATTTGAAACAGAGTCCATGTTAGGAAGCGGTTCAACCAACTGATTGATGGCACCAATAGCAATACCATTGGAAAAGCTTCCTGCATCAACTGCAGTTGCCTTTACATCAACATAAGATGAACCAATAGCAATAAATGCCAGTTCATCAGTTGCAAAGTTAATGGAACCATCTGTTATCAGTGTGCCTTTAGGGATCTGATAAACAGAATCTGAAACAGTGGTATTTAATGTGAATCTTATAGTGGTAGTTGAACCTGAAGCCTGCAGACGTGGAGTATTAACATAATATCCCATGGCATCCAGATAATCACCAGTTGCATAGCTCAGAAGATTTTCCTTTGCTGCATTATTAAAATCAGCTCTAAGTTTTGATTCTTCTGCAGCAATTGATTCAAGCAGTAAATATACTGGATCTGCTACAGCAAGGCTTCTGCCGGTTAATGAATTGTATTTTTCAATATAATTATTAAGAATTGTTTGAACATCAGTTTCTAAGAACTCAATTGAAGCCAGTCCAAAGCGTGGTGACAATCTAGGCATCTTCATTTATCTCCAGTGTAATTTTTGGTTTCAGAATTCCGTCTGCAGCTGCAGTGGTTTCATTTTCAAAATCAATTGCCCTTATGATTGCTCTAGGTTCATATTTCTGAATAGCTTCAATAATATCTATTCTTAACTGCATCATGGCCATAGGCTGAGGCAAATCAACTGAATCAATAGATGTTCCAAAATCACGATTAAGAGGAACTGAACCTTTAACTGTTCCTAAAATGCATTGAACATTCTGGATAATTTCATCTTTTACTGATTTAGGGGCAAGATTGATTTTTGTTAATGAAGTAACTGTTACAAGTGCCATGTTATCTCCTTACAAAAGATTTTTCAGAGCGCTTAACAAGGTTGTAGATTCATCTTCAATCAGAGTAAGACTTACATCTGTAACAATAGGGATGCCTAGAGCATTAAAAAAACGTCTATCTTCCTTAAAACCGGTAAGGATAAACTTTCCCATGTATTCAGGTCCAAAGCACAAATGATGACTTTCTCCTGATTCAAGCATGTTTTTTAATACAGTGACATAGAGTAAAGGCGGTGATTTGTATTGAGCTGATAGGGTCATTTTAAAAGAGATTTCTTTCTTTGAAGGACCAATATATTCAGATACTGGCTGTTCCCCTATCACGTCATGAGTCGCATATCTTGAAGAATGTGTAATTCCTAAATCTTTAAATGTAGCCACCTGCTCACTACTGCAGGTAAATGGAACTTTACCAAAAAAGCCTAAAACACCAAGAAAAGCCATATACGCTCCTAATTTTAAGGCAATAAAAAAGCCCCAGGGAATTAACCTAGAGGCTTATAAAAATAAATGATCAATTTTGTTTATCTATATTAGATGCATTCACTGTGTACTTATCACCACTTTGAGATGTTTTTACATTGCAATCAATTCATAGATTACAAATTCTCTATTGAAATACTTATAATTTTTCCGTTTTGAGGAACTCCGTCTGCATACTTTATTAAAGCATCGATTGTTGCATTCTTTAACTTTGATTTTATTGAGTCACCAACCACATTAGCTATATCTTCTGGCTCCATATAGCCTTTGTCATTAGATGAACCTGTAAGATGAAAAGCTGGTAATTTAGGATTTTTAATGCTTTTAACTGTAAGTCTTATTGTATTGTTATTTAAGAATTTTATTTCTTGAATTTTGTAATCCTCGATTACATGAGATTCAGTTTCAATAGATGTTACCAGATTTTTATTTTGTAATATAGCAATATCAGACTTAGTATAATGCTTCGAGTTTATATCTAAGCAATCAACTTCATCTATTGGAGTTTGCTTTATTATTGACTTGGTTATATTTTGATTTGCTTGTGTTGTTTCTTTTATTAGCTTCTCTAGCTTATTATCCAAAATTGATTTTATACTATCTTGATAACTGTTTTTCTCTTGAATTTCTAGTTGTTTTAATTGAATTATTTGTTTATTTCCTTCGTACTTATCCCAACAATAATATCCTGTAATGCACAGGATAGAGAGAATAACAACAGCTGTAATTTGATTTGAAGACATTTTTGAAAAAGCCTTTTTGATAAATCCTTCTACTATATCTTTTAAATCATTTGTTTGAATAAAAGAACAACCTTCTTTAACTTCAAAAAATATTGTCTGTTTTGGAACTCTTAGTTTTTTAGCTATAGAGTCAAATTCAGACTGTATATCTACTAGACATTGGGAGTAATTGGCGTTGATTGAGCCGTGATATTTGCTTCCAGTTATTGCAAAAGAAAAAGACCATAAATCTTTAGAATTAAGATCTACTTTTGATAGTAAATCAACAAGATCTAAATTAGAAGAATTTTGAATATACTGTTTCAACTCTTCTTTTGTAGTTATCATTTTATTTACCAACTTTTAGTTAAAAAGATGAATTATAAATATGTAGATATAATGTGTAATAAGTAATGTACTGTAAAAAGGATGAGCTACTAAAAGAATAAATATTCCTAATCCACCTTCAGTATAAACATAATTTGGGAAACCACCGTTAAAAATAATATCATACAAGTTAAACAAGAAACCTGGAATGTACAAAATTAAAATTAAATAGAGAAAAAGCTTTAACACTCTCTTTAGGATTTTCATATTTTTTTTCTCAATAATTCTGCTCTTTACTATAGATAATTTTAGTTGATATACTTTCTTTTTCAACGTCTGAAAAGATTAAAAAGTCCTCACCTTTATTTGCATTTTCTCTGAATTGATTAAAACTATTATTAGTTAACCAACAATAATTGTTGTTATATATTTTATAAGTAGAAAAATCTTTATCTTTGTAAGACCAATAAAAATACAAATTTTTACCTACAAAGTTAAACGTATCTTTTACATATAATCCTATTTGCTCTACAGTAATAAGAAAATTTTCATCAGATTGTTTTTCTACTTTACCTTTAGCTGTAGCATTTATTGTAAAAGCTCCCATAGCTATTGATAAACCATCTATTGGGTCTAAACTAGCATCTAATTCTTTAACTGGTCGGTGGTTAAAGTAATACCGTTCTCTTTCTTTATAGCTTACATTGATAAAATCAAATTCTCTTGGATTATCAAAATAGCCATTTTCTTTAAGGATTTTAATCAGTGAAGCTTGACCTTTATCATTTAAACAGTTATCAATCAGATCTTGTTTAACTTCTACAAACCTTTCAAACTGATTAAACCAATCAAAGCTAAGGAACATTGCTTTTGAGTAATCTAAACTAGAACTACCAGCTGATAAAGCATCACCTCTAAGCCACTTTTCAAACATCTGTTTTAGATAAACCCAACCTTGTTTATCAGGCTCATCTGTTTTATCAGCCATAGCTTGACAAATCTCAGGCATACTTAAGATTGTCTTATCTGTTTCGTTTGAGTTATCCCAAAATACAGTTTTAACTGCATTTGCGCCAATAGCATTACCAACTAACTCACCGCCACCGTTGCCAATATTCACATTAGAAGAACCTGCTGCAACAGAACCACCACATGAAACAGGATCACCTATTCGACCTGCAGCTTTTCCGTTGATGAATACATGAGGCGCTCCTGCAGCAATATTTCCTACATGCGGCACATGTACAAGGCATCCGTGAGGGTTATAAGGGTCTCCCACACGCCCTGCAGGAATTCCATTTACAAACACATTAGGAGAACCGCTAGAAAGTGCTGTAGGTGGACATGCATCATGGCCGGTATTGTTATCACCTACGCGAGTTACTGCAGGCATAAAAACCTCATTAGTTGATGTTTACATTAGCACCCTGAATAGTTAAATCTCCATCTGCGACAATGGAAGTAGAACCACCAGAATGCAGTGAAATGCTTCCTGAAGCTTCAATAGTTGCATTCGTGGTTGTTATATTGACCTGCTGAGGTGTAGTTAAATCAACCTTTGATCTATCAGCATGAATATGAGTGCCATCAATAACAACATCCAGTTCATGTGTAGCACGGTTGTATGTAACAGTGGTTCCGTCTTTGAATTTAACTTTGCGTTCATCCTGATTAGCTGTAGGTCTTGCAACCTCAGGGGCATAAAAGGAACCTAAAACAAAGCCATCCTCTATTCCACCTGGTAAGAAAACGCATAAAACATCTTCTCCAACATCAGGCATATGGAAGTCAGAATTATCTTTTGTATTAGGGCATATCACTGGAAGCTCATGACTTACATCACCATCATCAGGAAAAGCAACTCTAACCATGTGTTTTGAAGGCACTGTTTCAGTTACTTCTCCAACTCTGATAATATTCATCATGAAGGTGCGGATCTGTTCACTAATCATTAGAAAAAGACCTATAATTGAAAGAAAAGGAGTAAAAACATGATTGATAAGTACAACCATTACAAGAATTGCGCTGAAGGCTGTGAAGTTCTTTCTTCTGAAGAAAAGAAATCTTTAAGTGTTCAGTTCATGCTTCTGCTCATCAGTATGTTTCAGATAATTAAATCTCTATGTGAACCGGAGATATTTGCTTTTTCTGTAGTTATTGCAGCAATTATCTGTTTTATTCTGATCTAGTAATTGTTATTCACTCTTCTTACATCAATTGAAGTTACATAACCACTGTTACTCATTGTATGAGTAGCTTTTTCTATGATGAAATTTCCATCAAAAGAGCCAAAACCAAGCAGCTTGATTACGGAACCTGCACACATCAGCGGATCACCTATCATTGAAAGAGAACCGGTTAACTGTCTTGCATTGAGCTGTCTTAATTTTGCTTTGGCCAGACGTTCTGCATCAGCAAGTGATGTGCATCGTCTTTTTAAAACATAAACCTGACCGCTATCATCAACATCCGGATCATCATAGGTGTAATCAATATATTCAGCTTTTGTTGCTGTACTGCCCTTTTTAGGTTTTGCGCCTTTGTTTGGAGTATAACCATTGATGTATGAATCTAAGATTGCCTGCCTATCATCAACAGTTTTCGATGATTTATTACCAGATGCAGACTTTTTAGAAACGTTTCTCCATCTTACAGTGCAGGACTTATAACGCTCTGACTGCTGAGCTTCAAAAGACCAGGATAAGATATGAGAAGCATTTTCTATTAACAGCTTGATTGGTTCCTGCTTTTCGTATTTAGTCTGATCAAAAACAATCAGAGTCTCTGCAGAAACTTTAACTGTAAACCCTGCTTCTTCACACAATTTCTTCAGAAAATCTAAATCAGAAACGCGCTCCTGATCTACTTTGTCATAATGAGGATCGCTTTCACAATCCCACATAAATTCAAGTTCATTATCAGAAGCTATCTGTTTGGCAATCTCTTTCAGAGTTGTATTCTCATACTTTCTTGTTTTTACTGTTCTTCTTACAGTGCCATTAAGAGGAATTGATACTGCAGAAAAACTGAATACTCTAGGACGTCCTGAAACAGATAATCTGTCAATTATCATGCTCTTTGTTTCGAGCACGCCCCTTGCCTCAGTAAGAAAAGTAACTTTGACCTTATCACCGCGTGTTGGTGTCCAGGTTCCTGACCATTTACCAACTTCATCTTTTAAAGTGATATTGACCTCATCAGCTTCATCATCAATATGATCGGTATATTCACACTGCAGAAGATCTGAAGACACTTCAGTTGAAATATCTGTTTCATTCCCTGCAGTCATATACTGAATTGATAAAAGAGTTTTAAGAGGGGTTGTTCTGATACCTATCTCTTCCATGGTGGTAGCTTCTCTTTATAAGAATCAGTTGAAACCTCAATCTCAGGCAATGTAAGCATAATCCCTGAAGGAAAAATCACATACTTACGATATTTGAAGTTCAAATTCATAAGTGCTGTGAGGTGCTTTTCATCTCCTAAGACTTTATAGGCGATACCATCCCAGGTATCACCCTGAACTGTTGTATAAGTTTTACTCATAGCTCAAACGGCTCCTCTGAGCAAAATACTGTTCAATCTGCTTCTGGAAGCTAGAACTACCTTCAGCAAGAGCTCTTCTTATCTGGTCATAAGCATCACCACTCTTACCATCAGTTGTAACATTGATAGTAGGATTGAAATTGATTGTGATGTTTGATGAACCTGCAGATGAAGAATGATCTGCCAAAAGAGATTCTAATTTTGATAAAGGAAGAACAGCTTCTGATTCAGCGCCTTCACCAATAAGGGCAGTAGTAGGTTTTGTAACAACACCACCATTGGCCAACATTGGAATCTGTGGCATTTCAAAACCAAAGGTTTGGCCACCCATTCCAGGAACCCAATCAGGTATTGATACTGATACTGATCCTATTGCAGAGAATGCTTTATTGATAAGAGAAATGATTGCATTGATAGGTTGTTTAGCCAATCCTACCAAGCCACCAAACACATTAGCAAATATGTTTTTTACATTCTCCCAGGCAGCGCCCCATTCTCCAGCAAAGATGTTTTTAACAAAATCAATAACCTGAGTGAAGTGATATTTGATTCTGTTCCATGCGCTAGAAACGTTTTCTACAATGTTATTAAAAGCACTAGAAAACACATTGGCTAACCATGGGCATTTTTCCGAGAACCAAGACCATAAAGCTGAAGCTTTCTCTTTGATAACATCCCAGTTCTTATAAAGCAGAACACCAATTGCAATCAGAGCTGCAATTGCAGCAATTACCAGGCCAATTGGATTGGCAAACATCACCGCATTAAAGATAATCATAGCTGACTTAACAATGAGTATTGCATTCTTTAACAACATTAGGACTTTCCAGAGCTTTAATGCTCCTGCAACTGCAGACATGATGATATAGCCTGCACCGCCCCATATCATATTGAATGTGGCCATCATTGCGATAACACCACCGATTGAAGCTCCAACAGCTACAAGAACCTTTAACAAGGTTTCATGATTCTTTGCAAAAGAACCTACTGCACTAATTCCTTGAGTTAAGAATACAGTGCATTTTCTGATAGCAGGAGTTACCGCTTCAGAAAGAATTAACTGAGTTTCTTCATATGCAGAATTAAGAGAAGCAAGTTCACCATCTAAATTGTTAGTCTGCTGAATTGCTACGCGCTCTGCAGATCCTGATTCCTTAACCTTATCAATAAAGTGCTGCAGTGTGCCATCTACAGCATTATTCATCAGAATACCTGCTGCAGACATTGCTTCCTGACCAAATATATCCTTCTTGATTGCTGCCTGAGCTGCCTGAGGTAATTTCTGCAGTGCTGAGCCAATGTCTTTTAATACATCTGGCATTGCTCTTACCTTGCCCTGAGCATCCTTGACTGATACACCCAAAGCATATAAAGCCTTCTGTCCCTCTTTAGCAGGGGCAACTAAGCGAGTGAATACTGCGCGCATTGCTGTACCAGCCTGAGAACCACGAATTGCGTTATCACCAAGCTTACCAGCCATTGCAGCAACTGTCTCAAGATCAACACCCATAGATGCTGCAACCGGTGCCACATATTTCATGGTTTCGCCTAATCCCTGCAGATCTGTTGAGGAATTTGCAAAGGTATTAACCATAGTATCAGCGACACGGTTAATCTGATTTGCTTCAAGTCCAAAACCATTCAGCATTGAAGCTGCAATATCAGAAGCATTTGCCAAATCGACCTGACCTGCAGAAGCAAGGTTTAACATTCCTGGCATTGCTTTGAGCATGTCTTCTGTCTTAAAACCTGCCATTGCAAGATAAGTCATGCCTTCTGCAGCTTGAGAAGCTGAGAATACAGTTGAAGCACCTAATTCACGTGCCTTATCACGCAAACGGCCTAAATCTTCTGCAGAAGCATTAGATACAGCACCTACTCTGGCCATGGTCTTATCAAATTCCATGCCTAACTTGATTGGTGCGGCAAAGTTAGATGCCAATGATTTTAGTAGCATCATCTGGCCTGCACCAATAGCAAACTGAGCGCCATAAGATGCTCTTGAAGATTGAGCTCCTTCTATCTTCTGATTAAGAGAAGCCATTCTCTGGGCATTACGTGAGGTGTTCTCAAGTTCTTTCTGTCTTTGTGTTAATTCCTGCAGACTTTTACCAGCAAGACCACTTTCTGCTTTTAATCTCTGTAATGTACTCTTCTGTTCTTCAAGGGCAACTGATGCTCTTTTTACAGCCAACTGCTGCTTTGCATATTCTGAAGAAAGTTCAGCATTAGGCTGTTTACTTGCCTTCATCTGTGCGCCTAAACTCTCTAAACGCTCCTTCATCTTTGCAAAATTCTGAGCTGCAGTTAACGTTGCTCTTTGCTGAGAAAAAATCTGATCTAACTGTTTCTTCTGAAGCTCAGTTGCATTTATAGATTTATTGAGTTGATTAAGACTGGCATTGGTTGCTTTAAAAGCACGTGTTAAGGAAGGATCGATTTTAGCAGCAAAAGTCAGTGCAAAATCTAATAATCTGTTATTGCTCATCTTCTTGCCCCTGGATATTTCTGCTGTTTTTGTTTTTGTGAAATGCTCTTTTGCTGTTCAAGATACTCTTCTGCAAGTTCCTGAACATCCGACATTGGCGCGTTGAATAAATCAAAGAAAGGAGACTGCAAAGAGGTGGCCAACGACATCACCCCTTTGCGGTACTGTTTCAGAAAGTCATTTAGATCGCTTGAGCTTCCAATGCCGAGCTGTTGAAAAAAGCCTGAACTGCACCAATTACCTGCATATATTCAGATACTGGTAACTTCTCAAAGAATTCAATTGGCTGTTCAGAACGCTTTGAAGCAACAAACAGATCAAAGCTATCATCCCAACAGATCACAGTCACCGTTCTCATCACTGGATTAACGATCTTCTTCATGCGAGCATAATCGCTAATCAACTGCTTAAGGTCAGCACCTGATAAATCTTCAAGCTTCAGCTCTACATCTTTGTATTCTTTTCCTTCAAACTTAACAGCTTTAGCAAATGTTACAAACATGAACAATCTCCTTACATACCAATCTGAGTTCTTACATCTGTTAACAAATCAGTATCATTGATCTTGCAGATAAAGTTCAGCTTATCAATCTCAACTATTTCCTTATCATCAATTTCAATCTTCATATAGGTAACTTCAAGTTCTGAAGTTGTACCAGAAGAAGCACCAACCTCAAGTGAACCCAAACCTACAGTCTTCGGTAAAGTCTTAACAGTTACCTTTACACCCTTTGCAACAAGAGAGTTGGTTGCATTATCAAGGAACTGCTGAGAACCTCTGAAAATCAGATCTGCGCCTTTAGTTGATAACAGCTCTAAAGCCTGAGTTGTTACTGAGCGCCAATTGATTGTTAGAGACATTGACTGAATATGGCCTATTACTGCAGAATCAATTTCACCTGCAATACCTGCACCGCTAATGGTATCAGTCATATAAGACAAATCAGGAAGATCAACAGTTGCAATACCTAGCTGATTGTTGCCATCTTTGTAAACGCGATAGTTGATTGTCTTATCTGGAGTTAAAGCATTTTCTGCCATTTTTATAATCCTCTTAAACAATAAATCCGTCTAAAAAGACGGACTTAAAAAAATCTTAACCAAACAAGGTGTCATAGTAGCCGGTATCAATCTCAAGATTGAACTCAAGATCTTCAGCAGGTGAAGGTGGAGTCATGAATACCTTGAAATGATAGATACCATCCATTAACTCAGTTGTAGGATTATCTTCCTCACGGAATAGCACACGTGCACCTAACAACTGCTGTCTTGCTACCAATGAATTTAACCAGACGTTCAATGAATTTACGATTGTTTCAATTAAACGGCGGTTGCCTGGTTCATCAACCTTCTGGAAGATTGTCAGAATAATGGTATTACCTACCCACTGGAACATTCTTCTTACTGGAATGAATGCATCCTTAGGATCAGTATTGCCAGGGTAACAACAAGTGCGATTGCCCCAGAAAGTCCATCCTTTTGAGAAATTCAGGAAGGTGATAATGCCCTGACCATTCAGATAGTTCGCTTCCTCATTGCCAAATACAACTTCAGAACCATCTTCAAGACATAAGCCTGTAATTGATGCATTCTTGTTTGAAGGAGAGCAATAAGGAACACCGCCGTAAGCATTATCAGTAACACCGATAACACCAGCTAGATGAACTGATGCATGATATAGTGTCTCTGTATTGCGAACCATTGGCCAACATAAGACTTGCTGAGTTAGAACAAGGTTATTATTCTTCTTCCACGTTGGAACAGATGAATACACCTGAACATTCTCATTTGCTGGAGCATCACATAAAGCCATTGCTCTAAAGTTACCGTTAACAATAACAGCCTTTGCAGCCATGATTGCTGCAACTTCAGGATCTGATGAAAAGCCAGGGGCAAGAATTAGAGTAGGAACCAATGAGAACTTAGGATAAACCTCATTCATCAGTTCTAAGCCTTTACGCTTACCGGTTGTTGAATCAATACCGCCGATAATATCAGCCTTAGTTACAAGTGAAGCATCAATCTTATAACCGTTAACGGTGATTGAATCAGGTAACTTGTAAGCAGAACCTTCTAGCAGAGAATTGATTACCAGATAACCATCCTCATCAAATGCAGTCTCATAATCAGTGCCTGCTACATAAGTCTGAGTTTCACCTTCAACAGTAGCTGTAATAGCTAAAGTCTCAGCAATAATGCCTAAGGTCTTAATGGTTACAGTGCCATCTTCTAAGGTATATGTATTTTCTGTTAATGCAGTCTTATGCTTTGAAGGATCTAAGACGTTAACAAAAATGCAAGGCACAATGCCATAGAAATTGAAGTTTGCATACATGAATTCACAAAGACCATGAGCAAATTTCTTATCACCCTTTGCATTGAATACCTGAGCTGCCTCAAAGCCAAAATACTTAACAGCTTCAGCATATGAATTGATTAGAACTGGTTCATTGATTTTTCTTGAACCTGCTGCAACCTGATTGATTGGTGCTGTGCCAACAACAAAAGGTAAAGCACTCTCTACTCTGACAGTAGGAATCAAAGAGGTGCCAGTCTCACTGATGTAAACACCATGCTTATAATTTGTCATTCTTATTCTCCTTTAATTAAAAGGGCCTTTTCGTAAGCACCATGTAATCTTGAGCCTACCTTGTTAACCTCTGAAAGAGCCTTAACATAGTCCTTTGTTGGAACTATTAACGTATTTAATTCTGGATGTTTTTCAACGAGAGCCTGAGCTATAGCGTCTAATCCGTCAGCAAATACCATATTGGCCTTGAAATAGCCTTTTGGAATTGAAGGGCCAACATAGATACGTGGCCATGTAAGTTCTGCTGTAGCAACAGCATCTGTTTTCTTTGCCATCTTGCTTATCCTCACTAGATAGATGAATCAAATTGACTTGAATAAATGTGCCAGTTGGTTGTTAGCACGATCATGAAAAAAGGTTGTTCCTGCTCAAATGGCATTGACCATTTCATTGAGCCTACGCGCTCATATTTCTGATCAAGCAGATTGTCTTTAAGCTGAGCTAAGCGCATTAGAATGCGTTGAGCTACATTTGAGGTATCATGGTAAGCATCTTCATCACGTGAAAAGGTTCCTACCACAATTTCTATGGTTAACTGTGTAATACCATTATCAACAGTAGCCTCACTGGGCCTTACTGTCACAAATGGATAATCTGCAGGAGTTGCAGCATCTTTATTAGGCAACCATCCGTCATGCACTGCAATTGCATGCAATGCTTCAGGATCTTCTGCAAATTCAGGTGTATTTTCTTCAAATAAGCTACCTGGTATTCTTTCTGTCTGTCTTGGTGGTGCAGACAGTCTAAAATCTTCTACTGCCTTCTTGATGAACTCAATTAAGGCATTATTACAATTCAATGCAATCATTTAACATTTCCTTTCAGGAGAGCATCAACTTCATGACTTAAACGCTTTTCAAATGACTGTTGAGCATGTTCCTGAAGCTGAGGTAAGATTTTTTCAGAATTCAATAACTGTGGAACTGTAGGGCCAGTTTGTTTAATGATTGGTAAACGTTCATCACCTGAACGACTAAATACATTTCCGTTCCATACAAAGCCTTTTTCTAATTTGATAGGCTTGCCCTTAATTTTTTCAATCGTTACAGCTCTATGAGGAGAGCCGGTTGTATCTCTTTTTGGATTAATCTTGTAACGGTTGAGAGGTAAACTTGCGGTATATGATCGGCTTTTTAACTCTGCTACCAGACTGTTTGGCTTTGCTCTGACCAAACTCATTGTTTCGTTGATGGTAGATGCCTTTAGAGTATATTTAGTTCTTAGAGCGCGTGATGCCTCAGTCTTAGCAGAACTGATAGCTCTGTTCATTGCCCTTGCAATTGCTTTAGGTATAGCCTGAGGCATAGCTTTCAGATAGGATGTCATATGGGCAATTGAATCTTCATCCAAACGAATAAAATCATTTCCCATATTACTGATCCATCTGTTCTAGCGTTAAGATGTCAACTCCCTGCTCTACCTGCACATCTCTGCAGATATAATGCAGTTTGTTAATAGTTACTGTTGAATTTACAATGGGCAGAGGATGGAGATCACCCTGCCTGATGTAAACCACTGCAGTAGCTTTAAACACACCCTGAATCTGAGCTTTCTCAAAAGTATTTACAACAGAATTATCAATAACCGCTTTTACGCTTTTACCGTTGATAGTCCAGTAATCAGCAAATTCACCATCATTGATAAAGGTATCTAAATCTTTTTTGAAAGTCTGTTTCAGATTCATTTTTTACTGCGCCCTTTCTTTGGTTCAGAAGCCTTTTCAGTGTTAGTCTGTTCTACCTTTTTGGTATCAAGCACAATCTTTTCAGCAAGACCGCGCTCAATCCAATCTGATGCTTCCTTATCAGATAAAGAAAAGGTAGTTCCTATTTCAAGAACTACCCCTTTGTGTAGAACATTAGACTTTAGTCTTACGTCCATTAGTTAGTTACCTTTAAGATGTAGAAGCCTAGAGGCTCATTAACGATCATCAGAGGTGCAGACTTAATCTGAACAATACGGCCTGCAGGGTTTGAACGCTGTACCCATGATAGAGGTACACGATCACCCTCAACAAACTCAACTTTGTTCTCTTTATCGTTAACAACATCAACAACACCATAAGCACGTGTAGTCTTTACACCACGGCATGCAATCAGAACAGAGTCCTCAGGAATCATTGTCTTATTGGTTGAAGTTGCCTCATCATAGTAGGTTTCATCATAGGTGAATACATCTAGGTTTGGTAAACGTAAAGCACCAACATACTGAACACCGTCCTCTAGCTCACGTGGATTGATCTGACCCATATCAATTCTGCGTGAATTTAATGCAGTGTTATCACCCTTCAGAGCGTTTAACATTGCATCAACAGCCTTAGAACCGGCAACAACTTCTACTGGAGTTAAACCAGACTTCTGAGAAATGGTTCTGCAAACAGCACGTAAATCACCAAGAGGATCAGCGCCTGAAGCAGTCCATAGAGTAGAAACAGTTGATTTTGGCTTATCTGCTGCAGCTAAATCTGCCCAGAAGTCAACCTGATCATCAACACCTTCACCCTTGATAATAATCTTACCGGTGGTTAAGGCCTGAGCACACATAACTTCCTCAGTACGTGTAATTTCCTTATCCATCTCATTCAGATCTTCTGCAAGAATAGATGCAGCTCTTTCCTCAGGAGAACGGCCTGAATATAAATGCTCACCTGGTAAACGCTGAAGAGCATCCTCTGCAGTGCATACACGGTAAGGGGCAATGAATGCAGGCTTATAAGTAGTGGTCTTATAGCCATTACGTAAATCTAAGGTTCCACCAATGCGAGGACTTACAAAAGGTGCAAGCTTGCGCTTACCTGGTCCCTTAATATCAATATCTACAGTTGGTGTATTGAAGGTTTTCTTGTTTGAAAAATAACGGTCACGTAAGAATGAACGAGCGCGGAACTCTGAGTTCACCATTTCAAGCATGGTACGTGGCTCAAATAATGATACTGGCATCTTAATAATCTCCTATTAACGTAAGAAAATTCCAACATTACGAGCGGCTTTTACAAAGTCCTCAATGTCAACACCTGAAGGAACGATAACTGCAGCTTTGTTGAAATCTCCAGTTACATATACAACACCTTCAGTATCTGCAGATGAAGCATTTACATCATCAGTAAGAATGCCAAATACATCTGAAGCAGGAGTATCACCATCTGCTGCAGAAACTGCAGATACCTTGCCATTTGCAAAGGTCACTAAAGCACCGCGCTTTAAGTTCTGACCTGATGCAACAACTACTGGAAAAGTCTTAATCTCATCACGATTAAGGCCGGCAAATAACTTGTCATACTCAGTTGTTTCAACTGCTCTTAAATCAGCCATTTTAGATTCTCCTAAAATTATTTATATCCGTTGATTTTTGCTAGATGGGAATGAACTGCAGCAACAATTGACTGTCTTTCATTCTCTTTGTTATCACGTAAAGCGCCTTCTGCATTATCAGCACCGGCTAAATCACTTGCTAAAGCCTGAGCATCCTCAGTTAATGCTTTTGCATGATTCTCACTCTGGCTTTTCTGCATTTTGATAGTCTCAATAGCAACCTGCTCTGCTGTCATTGGCTCTTCAAACATTGCCTTCATTACCAGGTCATGATTTGCACCGTTGTCAATCTCTGACAGTGACTGAATACGCTTACGTTCTGAAAGAACTGCTTCAGCCACAATTGCTTTAAACAGATCAGGATGTTCAGCATTTAATTTTTCTGCTGTCATAGCCTCTGGTTTCTTCTCCTCAGCCTTTGCAACAATCTGAGTATCTTCTACCTTTGCTGCAGGCTTTGGATCTTCTGGTTTCTTACTCATTAACATCTCCTTAGATGGTTTACGTAAGTTTTGTAAATCCCATTCTTTGCCTGCAATGGCCAGAATGTGATCGTCTTTCATATAAGCAGATACCTGCTCACTGTTATCAATCTCATCTGCAAAACCTTTCTCTACAGCTTCTTCAGCGGTAAACCAAGTTTCTGCATCCATGAGAGATTTGATCTCTTTTTCATCAAGTCCTGATTTCTCCATATAAATGCTTCTCATTGATTCAGCGCATTTATTAAGAACATCAATCTGCTTCTCTAGTTCCTCTGCATTTCCATATGCCATAGACATTGGATTGTGAATCATGAACAGAGAACCCTTGCTGATTACTGTCTTTGCATTTTTCAAAGAAGTAATCAGTGTTGCAGCAGAAGCAGCAAGGCCGGTCACGTGAATTGTGATGCCGGCCTTGTGTCTTGATAGAATTCCGTTTATTGCCAGAGCGCTTGCAACACTTCCACCTGGCGAATTGATATAAATATCTATTGGTTTATTAGGATTGACTGCAGCAAAAGCTTTTGCAACTTCTGCCTCATCAAAGCATTTCTCATCTTCCCACCATTTTTCAGCAATAGGGCCAAAGAAATTCAAGATTGTAATTTCTTCTTTTTCCTGAATTGCCAAAATTGGTCTAAGCTCTGTTTTTGGCATTGGTTTCATCCTCTTCGCTTTGTTCTAAAGAATTAACACCAGGTGTTGGCCTAATGTCGTTTTCTTTCATAAGTTTTTCTTCTCTTCCCCTCTGAGCTGCAATCATGTCAAAGCTCATTCCGGTAAGCTCATTTGCTTCATGTTCACGTGTACTGAAGCCTTCCTCAACACGAACCTTAGCAGCATTTGCTTCCTTGAGTGGGTCAAGCTGTCCTTGAGTATCACCAGACCAATCAGCTAAACACCATGCTTTTCTGATTGCAGGATCATCAAAGAAACCAGGAGCATTGATTCTGCCCTTAGCTACAGCTTCAGATAACCATTCCTCATAAACTGGCTGACATAAACGGTTAACAATCCACTGTCTTCTCATTCTGAACATCTTCCATGCTTCAAGTAATGCACCGCGAGAAGCACTATATGAAGAAGTGAAGCTCTTCATCAGAAGTTCATAAGGAATTTCCAGAGCTGCGCCGATCTGTCTGCAGATAGAAGTAACAAAACCATCAAAAGCAGTATTAGGTCTGCCTGGGTTTGCTGTTTCAACCTTCTCTCCTTCAGCCAGATTAACAATGGCACCGTTACCAAGTGAGACATCATTCTGATCTGCAGTCATGGAACTTACATCAACACCAGGCATTCCTGACATTAAAGAATCAAGTCCATTCTGAGGATTATCCTGAGTAATAAATACAGTGAAATAACCACTCACAACTGCAGCAACAAGCTCTGCATCTGTATATCTGCCTAACTGCTTTAATGCTTCAATCACTGGGGCAAGAAGTGGTACACCTCTGCGCTGTCCTGGACGTTCCATATCAGACATCAGGTGGAGCATGTTTCTACGACCTGACTTTGTGCCAAAAGCCTGAACACGCTTCCATTCCTGCTTAAAGGAATTGATAGGACGGTGCCTTGAGTAAGGATGATATTTGGCCACGTAATAAGCGACCGGTTCACCATACTGACCAACCTCAACACCTTCAACTACAGAATTTTCTGTAATCTTAAAAGAATCTAAAGGATTGCAAATTCTGTCAGACTCAATCAGATCTAGTTTTAGATCATAAGGGCAGTTAGGACGTTTAATGAACGGTAAAGCAACAAAGCAATCACCACTCATCAAAGTTGATAAAAGAGCTAATGCCTGGAACTCATAGAAGGTGCACATCCTTGCAGCATCACAGTTGGTTGAATCAGACCACAAAAGCCATTCGCGCTCTGTGTTTTTCTGCCATTCAACAGCCTGCTCTTCTGTAAGTCCGAGTTTGTCACGGTCAATATGAGAATTCATCATAAGACCAGAGCCAATAACATTGGTTCTAATTGTCTTAATCGCACCGGTGGCCAGAGGCACACCCATGTAAAGATCGCGTGAACGCTCTCTTAATGTCTTGATGTTATCTGCAATATCTTCATCTGCAGAAGCGCTGTGGCTCATCCATCCAATTAAGGACTTTCGAGCATATGAAGCGCCGTAATGGGAATAACCACTAGCAACCAATCTGTTATTTACTACAGCAGTAGGAGTTTTTGCTTGCTGAACTACTGCAGGTTTAACAGCATTAGCTCTAGTGGCCATTGCCTTACGAGGAAATTTTCTCTGTGTCATAACTTAAAAATCCTGAGGAATAGCTCTTTGAACTTTTACACCACCACAACCACTTTCACACTTAGAAACAATGTCTGACCAATACTCAATTGCTTCCTGAATAGCGGTTAAATTTGCTCTGGTTAATGTTCTTGATCCAATGGTGTAACTCTGACCGGTTAAAACCACATCCAGAGCATCTAGCAATGCATCAAGTTTCTTTTTAGCAACCTCATAAGGAATGCCTTTATATTTTTTTAAAACTGGCATTAGATAACTCCTTTAGAATATTTGCGTGTTTTAACTGGCTTTGATTGGACTACTGCAGCATTTGCACCCTGAGCACAAAGCTGATTGAATGCAGGCCTTACTATCTCAATTGCTGCAGTTGCATATACAGCGCAATCAAGTGCCTCATTACGCTCTCTTAATTTCTTCCAACCTTCCTTAACACGTCCTTTTTCAAACTTACGCTCAAATACTTCAGCGGTTAACTGCTTGAAGTATTCCTCTGTAAAGCCTGAATCACGTGCCATTGGATAATGCACATAGGCAGGGCCAAAATCATTAACTTTTAGGCGGTTAAACAGCAGTCTTTTACCTGCATCAACACCAACCACAAAAAGAAATGCTCTGTAACGGTTATTCTGAGAAGGTGGACCTATCAGGTCTTTACCTGCTACAGATGAACCCTTTGAAGAAAATACTCGTGATTTTTCACGTGCCTTAGTGTACTGATAAACAGTATCTGTCATTGAACCGTCACCAGAATCAACTAAAGTACAGGCAATTCTCAATTCTCTGCCATCCTGCAGATGGAAGTTTTCTATCAATAAAACATCTAACTGTGACCAGACTTCATTCTGTTTGGTGTCACCAAAGAAAACCCTATGACAAACACCCCAGGATTCAAAGTCTGCGCCCCATCCAAATACTGTTGCTTCAAGACGGTTCTGCTGAACGTCAACACCACATGTAAGCATCAGAATTTCTTTAGGAAGACCAGCTTCAGGATAAAATTCTCTTCTCTGAGAAAGCTTTTCCCATAAGTTCAAATCTGCTTCATCTTCATGCCATGGTTCACCGAGCTTCAAGTTGATGAATTCCTGAAGACCTTTCTTATCCTTCTTATGATTTGCATCAACCCATTCTTCAACGAGATCACGCAATTCAACCCATGGAGAACATAAAGACGTTAAGTGATAACCAATGGTTCTGGCTTCAGGGTTCTTAGGAATCCACACCCCAGATTCAAGCAGATAAGGATCAGGTTTTCCGTTGCCTCTAACTTTCTGATTGCAGTGAGGACACTCCATCCTGATAGAATTTTCGTCAAGATCCCCCTGCTCATCATTTGACCAGTGAACATTTCCCCACTCCATTTCAAACTGCTTACCGCAATGAGGGCAGGTTACAAAGTAACCACGCTGATCTGACTTCATGAATTCTTCATAGATTGTCGGACCGCCTTCACGTTGTTCTGTTGTTGGTGTTGAAACAAATACAATCTTTCGGTTAGTGAAATTCTGTGTTCTCTGAACTGCAAGTTTTAAAGGATCACCTTCCTGAGTTGAGCCATATCTGTCAATTTCATCACAAAGTAATACACGTATAGGACGAGATGCCAACCCAGAAGGGGAATTGGAACCTACCATTGCAAGATAACCACCGGTGAAATGCTTCATACGGATAGTTGAACTTGATTTTCTTGAGCGACCTTTTTCATCAGAAACTGTAACGCTCATTTTTTCTTTCAGAACTGGTGAAGCCTGAATGGTAGGATCAATACGTTCTTTGGAGAATGCTTCAGCATTTTCTACAGTAGGTTGAATCATCATGATTGACGAAGGTTCCTGATCTATGTAGTAACCCATCACATTCATGAGAAGTTCTGATTTGGCAACCTGAGAAGCAGCCATAATCACAACCTTTTCAACACTGTGAGATGTTGCCATATCCAGAGGTTCCTTCATGTAAGGAACTCTGCTAGTTCTCCATTTACCTGGTTCAGGTGATGTTCCAGGTGCTACAAAACGGTATTGATCTGACCACTCCGAACCAGTAAGCCTTGGTCTAGGCTTTAAAGTTTTATTTAGAGCGGAAAAAAATAGATTCATAGGCTTAAAATAGAGAAAAGCACAGACAATCTGCGACAATCATCTGTGCTTAGACGTTTTATATACAAGGATATTTTATGAATCAGAACAATCTAACCTTAAGCATTGATCCTGCCCTACAGCAAGCTATTGAAAGCATATATAAGTTACACAATCCGACCATGTTGGCTCTCGCTAAAACAGTTTATTCAGTCAACAAGATATTTTATTCTCAGGAGTTTGAAACTATTCTCAGAACAACATTCTTAGCTATGGAACCATCAATAAAATGGGCTATGGCTGTAAAAGAACTTGTTTCTCCTTCCCTGGCTAAAGCAGCAGTTCAGTTTGCTCAACATGCTAAAAACTTATCTTCAATCATCAATACGTTAGATACCAATTCTCAGAATGAACTCTGTTCTGAAATAAAACGATTAAAGAAAGAAGATTTTCAATGTATTGTTAAAGGTTATGAAAAAGTTGAAGCTCTTGACGACAAATCCAAAACAGACTTTGATAATGCAACGCAAAAGTTATCAATACAGGAATCAACTCAAACCCTGATTGGTTTTGCAGATTTAGATCCTATTGCTATCAAAGCAGAACTTAATAATATATCCAATCAATTAAGTGACGTTGCAAAGAATACAAAGCCTAAACCTCTGTACCAGGTAATTATTAAAGACCTTCTAATAGGTCTTGCAATTAACGGACTTATTTATGGAATTTCTGAGATTTATCAATACGGTCAAACAGTTTACCAACAGAGCGTACAACAAGAAATTCATAAACAAGACGAGACACAGCAACAGCAAGAATTCCAAGACAGAAGAATGATAATGCCACAAATAGCACTATCAAAAAGGAATCAACCTGCACAGTATAAATGTTAGTTGTTTCTCCAGAATAAGCTAAGAAAATTAGGTCCGGAATACCATTTTTACATAAAGAATAAATCACAACACTTACGACAGCACAAAAGACTGGATAAATAGCCAGTTTAATCACTGTATAACATATTGTTAGAAGTTTCATTTGACTTATTCCTTTACATTTAACTTCTGAGAAATCATGCCATACCACTCAATCAGATTGTTGAGGTAAGTAGCGTTGATGTCACAGTCTCTTGCCACAATCATCTGGTCATTAAGTAATTTCTGAAATGCTCTTTTGTCTTTTCCACTGCAGTCACATTTACCTTGTGATACTGCTGAGGAAGCGGTGGCATCTGAGGGCAGTGTTGCTGTGTCGGAATCGGTGTACTCTGAGAACTGCAACTGCAGAGCATTAAGTTCATCGATAGCACTAGTATAACGCTTTTCAAGATCATCCAAGTCTTCCTGCGTTTTTGATGCATTGATTTGCGCTGTCTTCTGGTGTTCATGTTCAACCTCCAGCTGTTGAATCAAATTAGCTCTTTCTTGCTCCAGTGCATTTTTCGCAACGTTCAGACGTTCAATTTCAGCCTGATCGTCTCTTGTAGCATAACCTGCGATATAACCAACCGCAAAAGCGACTGCACCAGCAATCAATGTATTCTTAATGGATAACATTGGGAGACTCCAGAAACGAAAATAGCAGATCATATTTTTCTAATAAGTGCTCTGCTGAGTACAGATCAAATAAATTTGTAGCGTCAGATAAAAGAAGTTGCAGAAGCTTGTCTGGTATCTGGTATGACTCTTTTACATTAAAATAATCTAAAAAATTCATACGGGCACCAACCAAAGAAAATCACTAATAAAAAAAAGGGTACTCACATGAGTACCCTTATTTTGAGCAAATAAAGTGTTAATTATGTGTAACTAATTTAGCTATATAACCCGATCTAGTTTCTCCAATAGATTGAGCTAACCTATCTAAACGTCTTAACACTTTTGATGATAAAGTAATATTTATTCTTTCTACTTTGTCTGTTAATTTTGATAAATCTAAATCAACAACACCTAAAACAAAATCATCTAAATTAGGATATTTTGTTTTTAAAGTTTCAATATCGCTAGGTTGAGGAATATCTATATTATTCTCATTTGCAACCTTCGCCCATTCTTCTCCAGCTTCTGCAATATCAATCAATAGCTTATCTAAAGTTTCTGATTGAGCAGTACAGCCATCAAAATCCAAAAGCATAGCACCATAATCTTCATTATTTGCATCTTTTGGCTCTATAGCAATGTAGTACTTCATATGTAAACTCCTAATCACTAGAGAAGAGATATATTTCAATCTCTTCTTTTGTGTTATTTAAGGTTTGCAGTTTTCAAAATGCTATGTAATAAACCTTTTTTCATATCCTTTCTAGGATGTGTAATGGTTATTATTTTTGCATAATTAGGATGCTTAAAAGTGAAATGATCACCTTTTGAAGAAACAAGCACCCAGCCGTTTGCCTTTAATAACTTAATCAGTTCATCACTGCTCATTAGCTTGACCTCACAATAATTAAGTTACATATAAAATTATACACACTATAATACACATTATCAAGTTAAGAATTAAAAATATTAAATTCTTTTCTTAGTGTCTTGCGATTCTTGCTATTAAGGTGTGAAGCAAACGCCTTGATATTCATTATTAGACTAATGAATTGTTACGAATCAATTTAACAAAAGTTTACTTCACACTTATGAGCAATCTACTAGCGAAACCGACAAAGACTAGTAAACCACTCATAAGTGTGAGCTGTCTGTTTTACCTCTGACAGCAAAGAGAGGGATTTTTCAAATACCTGAACACGTGGAAATCTTAAGAAAGAAATAATTTAGCTTCTGCTTTTCTGCGCCTGGTTAAACCTGCAACTTCAACACCACCAGCTTTGTTAATATCCAAAAACTCTTGTGCAGCGCCTTCCTTATCACCTGCTTTCATCTTCTTCCAGAGCTTGTAACTGACTAAAGTCTGAATAGGAGTTAGACGCTTACCATTTTTAAGAGCTCCCTGCAGGTTGAAAAGAAGACATACAAGAGCATCAAACATTCCCTGAGTGACTTCAATCTCATCAATATTTAACGCTGATTCAATCTGATACTCATATTTAGCAATATCTGCTTTTAAAAGCATTTCTGCTTCTGCTTCAGTGCAAACCATGCCTTCATACACATCTGGGGAATGATGACCATATCCAATAGTCCAGCCGTTCTCATGAGATAGAGGTTTATATGCTTTTGTTCTGAGGCCTTCAAAATTCTGAATAAGGGCAATGGCATGAGAAGAAACACGCATCTTAATTTATTCCTGATGTTAAATAGTTAATTGTCAAAATGCCTGCAATGTTGCAAATTCCATAAACTAAAAAAGGGATACCTAAAGCAATACTGATAAATGCCCAGGAGAACTCAGCAAAGTAACAAAACGGAATCAGCCACTGTGATATATATCGTTTATGTTTATCGCTCATTTTTGTCTATCCCATATCTTTTAGCAATCCAATTTAAAACTCTGCCAATGCCGAACAGTCCGATCATGACTCCATAAGGAACTGCATCCCATGCCTCAAATCTTTCAGGAAAATATCTGTAGCTTAACCAACATATGGCCATGGCTCCAATTCCTGAAATCATCGCATAATAAATTCTTCGTATAAACTCAGGTGGTTTTTTGAAAAATGACGAAACCAAAAATGAAGTTACACTACATGCCATGCCACCTAATGCGAACAAAGTTACTTCAGAGGGCAACATGACTTATCTCCAGAAAAAGAAAAAGCCTCTCAAATTATCTGAGAGGCCAAGTACCACCTAATTACAGTTTGCCACTGTATTGTCTATGAGTATAAAACAGAAAAACGATCCAAAAACGATCAAAAAACGATCAAAAAACGATCTATTTTGTAAAAGAGGAATTTTATAAAAGAATCTGACAAAAACAAATGAGCTAAATCAGATCTTTTTCAGTGGGCTCGCACAGTGATTAAGTTCTTTATCTAAAACTTGCTCCCAATTACGAGGAAAGCCATTAAAAGATAAATTTACAACGTCCTTGTACTCTTTCATAACAGACTTAAAAAATTCATAAAATAACTTCCAATCAACATTAGCATTCAAAATTCTTTTAATTACTAAAAATGCAGGAAATAATTTATTTTGCTGACCTTTTTTAGAAATATATTGATTATTTTCTTTGTACAACATAGGAGCGTGTTTTAATGGCAAATTATATAGTCTGCCGTAGTGTGCACATATGTTTCTTATTTCAACTAATACTTTTATCCAGTTTGATAAATATCTAGGTGTACACTTGAAAAAATGAGCTACAGTTTTTTGGTCATCATCATTCATTATATTAAAAAGAACACTGATATTTCCAAATGTAAAAAGCTCTACAGCTACCCATATAGGAAACTGTTCAGCATACTTCTCAATATGGTGTTTAACGAAAGGTTTTGATTTATTTCTGTCTACTTCACCGTAAAAAGTATTAATTAGTTTTGAGTGAGCCTTAGAGACATTATTCCTAAAAATTGTAACATTCAAATAACCTAAAGACCCATATTTCATAGCGAGTGCATATGAAATCTGAGTTCTTAATTGAATTTCTATTTGCTCAATAACGTGCATTAAGGCATTTTTTAATACACTATCAAACTTATATAATCTAAAGAGATGTTGTAAAGAAATACCTTCTCTATATTCGTCTTTATTTGATGAAGATAATAATCCAATACCATAGCCACTTAATCTATAATAGTTGATCTTTTGCAATATTTCTTTTGCTTGATTATCATCTTCAATCTTCATCTTATGAAAGTTTTTTAATCTTTCAATCTGTTCTGAATATGATAAAGGACACTTAACTGAAACCATTTTTTAACCCAAAAAAAAAGGCCCTTCACTGGTCCGCTATACTCTCGCGAGTAAGAAGCGCAGAAGGGCACTACTGACTTAAATTATATGTGCGAAGCGTAATTTTTTCAATAACTAACGCCCGATTTTCAAAAGTTTTTTTATATCTGATACTTTTTTCTTTAAGATCTATTTCTAAAACGCTCATAGAATGATTTTAATGTCTTAGTGGTACAGTTACCCATTTTTATAAAAGAAACGCGTCTGAGGTGGCTTAGATTTGAAATTTGAGGGTATATAAGATAGGTGTCGCACCTATCATATTTTATTTATGAAAAATTTTGTTGTTTTTATAACTGAACAAACAGCTTCTGAAGTTCTTCAAGTGCCTTATTGATTTCTATATCAATAATCTCTTCAATGTCCCTGGCTGTACGACCTTCACAGACTGTTGCAACTCTGGATGGTATTGTAATCAGTTTACTGCGAATCAGAGTGCCAATTTCTTCTGCATCATGGTTGATTCGTTCAATTGGAATCAGGCGCTTCTCCATCTCCTCAACTTTCATCCTCTGTTCCTGAACCTGAAGTGCTGTCAGATATGCTTTTGCAGAATTAAGAACTTGACCTGGATTTGAATCAATATCATTCAGCCATGAGGATAGAAGTTTTTTGAAGTCTTGAGAGTTTTTGCCCTTTAAGTCCGCACCTACTTTTTTTGAAATTTTCTCTATTTTTTCAGAAGCCTGTTCCTGCTTTTTCTTATAGGTATTGTAAGCCTTACGGCCTTGAGAAAGACTAATCTGCAGATTGCTATCAGTAGTCAGAATACCTTTTGAAATAAGGTTTCTCACGGTTTTTTCATCAACACCAATGTCGCGTGCAAACGCTCTGCGTGAAACTCCATCAGAAAAATAATCGGACATATCTGCTACCTCTCAAAAAGACTATCCTTCTGCTGATTATTATAGCAAAGTCCGCATTATAAAAAGTGGTGTAGCTAGACGAATTTCGGGCGCCTTGCCACCCGAGGACATTGGCGTGTCGTCACAGTACCTATACGACTATTTATTTTGATTGTCATTTCCAAAATTGATACAAAAATAAAAGACAATATCGCAAATGGAAGCCCCCAAGAAAATACATGAAGATATTGATCCCAACCGTCAGATCTTAATTGTTTAAATCTTGCCACTGGATATCTACTTGTAAACATAAACCCACTGGTCATTATAATAACTAAAATAAACGCTTCCATATAAACAAAAGGCCCCTACAAGGAGCCATAGCAGCAAAAATAAAATAATTATTGTTCTTTTTTATTTGAAACTGAAATGATCTTTTTTTCAGTTAATCTTTTGCATTTTGCAAAATTACTTAACAGATTTTCTGATGCTTTTTTATTTTTATAATTAAACCCAAAACCACCATTTTTAAAAGATATTACAGGTGATTTTTCATCGAAATTATATGCACCAATCATAATAAATATTCCCTAAAAAGACTAAACTTTTATTTAATTATAAATTTTGCATTTTGTTTTCTCAATACTAAATCGTGTTTATTATCGCAAACTTTAAAAAATTCTCCACATACTATAAGACCTCGACTTCGTCACTTCTCTGAGAGTGAGAGGACTAATGTCGAGGTCTGAAACTTTATTTACTAAAAAGATTACAGCAAAAAATAAAAATGTCAATATATTAGGATAAGAAAATATAAGTTAGGATAGCTTAGGACAAGTCAGAAATTCTCCATAAACTGCTGATACATTTTGTCTTTGAATTTAGCGTTGCGTTCTTCAGACTTTTGTAAGTCCTGCTCATAAAGAAAGGTCTTTGGTTCATTGCTTTTAAACGGTTCTATTCCTAAAAGCCATTTTGCTGCAATGGTAGGATCTTTATGAGCGCGTATATAATGTCTGCAGAGTCTTCTCATCTTCTGATAAGAAACACCGCGTTCTTGACAGAACAAACGCATTGAGCGATAACACTTACCTTCAAATTCAAACACCTTCATTCATAATCCTTAGCTGATTGAGAATCAACTGTTCACCCCTTCTGATTAAGTCACAGATAGCCTGAGTAGTAACATATCTTAAAGCTGTATCTACAGCAGGATTGAATTCAAAGTAGTTTGAACAATGACGTCGTTTTATTTTCTGCTCTTTGTTCTGTTTTTTCAGAATCAGGAATATCTCATCAGGAGATTTACACTGGATATAAAACATGTTGAGCAGTTTATATAGATTAGGCTGTTTCTGTTTTAATTCACAGAAAGCCTTATCAATAATCATAGCAGATTCATCAGAAATGGTATAAGTCTGATTTGATGAAGTGTGTCCTGGATAACCAGAACATCCAAAATAGCGTGACCAAAGACCGTAATTGTGAAGAAGACGAATGTATTCACGGGAATTATCTTCACTGATAGCGCAAATAATTTCATTTGTCAGCATACTTTCACCTCTTACTCAAATAAGGAATTCATAATCTTAGGGAACGCAGTTCTAACAAAATCCATTGTTAGTGAAACTCCCATCTGGTCTGCCATGGATTTCACCTTGTTCCAGATCTTAGGTTCTCGCATATGCTGTAACAAATCATGGCCATCCATACTGAGCTGTAATCTGCGATAATCGTAGCTATAGCCATGTTGAGGAGAACTGCCAGAGCGCATGCGATACTCATCCAGCTCAATAATATTTGAATTGATTTTGGAAATAAGACCAGCGTCAATCAGTAAGCGTACATGCCCATCAAAACACCTAAGTCTCTGAAGTCTTTTCTTTTCAATTTCATCTGCATCAAGCCCATCCATCCACTCTTCGTTATTTCCGGCATGTTTAACGAAATTAGCAAAACGGTCTTCCTCTATCGCGGTTAAAATATCTCTAATAACATTCCAGTCTCTCTTCATGTGCCACCTCTCAAGAATACCTTTACCTCACATCATGGTTTTATAGATTACAGGAACAGCCTGAACGATAAATTCATAGGTAAGTTTCACGCCCAGAGCTTTTGCCTTTGAAAGAATACGATTCCATAAAGTCTGGTCTCTTAGTACTTCAAGTAAATCATACCCCTTCATTGTCATTCGAATACCAGGCACATTGGGAGCCTGAGGCAGAAAGTTAGGATGGTATGTACATTTACCGTCATCGTCCATATCTGATGCAAGTTCGTAATTGGTAATAAGTTCGCTTTCCTTAAGCAACTCATAATGAAGCAGCACGTTTTTCTGTTCGCTCTCCTGAAGCTGTTCCCAATGTATTTTCACCTTGTTGTCTTCTATCGCGCACAGAATGTCTTTAATAATTTTCCAATCGCGTTTCATTTGACTTCTCTCTATTTGTCTGTGTTTAAATCTATCATACCAATCAGCGAGTTCACAATCATACTTCCTCTCTTATTTCTTTAGTCAGCATTTTCCAAATAGATTCCTGCAAGCTTAATCTTTTCCAATTTCCCAAATTCTAGCTTCAACCATTCCAGGTAGCTTAGTAATTCTTAACCCTTTCTTGCGTTTAGGTTGCTCAACTACAGAGCCTCTAACAACGGTTAAGTGGTCGATTTGTGAATCATCAAGCCATAAGCCTGCGTGAGTGCATACATCTTGAAAGCCTTTTAGGATGTTATCTAAATCTCTACGTCTTGCATCATTAAAATGCACTGTGATTGATACACCTACTCTACCCTTAATTTGCTCAAATCCATCAGTTTGGTCTTTTAGCTCATGTAAAGCACGAGCAAACCAACTTCTGTATTTACTTCCGTTAGTAAGTTGGCGGCCGCGTGTTCTAATTAACCTCTGATTTGCACTGACTGGAACCTCAAATCTAACTGTAATCACTTGTTACTCCTGCGTTGTTGTATGAATTACCTAAATTGTTTTCTTCAAATCTCATTGCTCTGCCGTTGTAAGTCATCTCTAATTTACCTACAGGACCGTTTCTGTTTTTAGCTACAAACAAAAGCGCATCATCTGCTTGCTGACTAGGATCAAGATAATTTAACTTCTTGAATTTTCTACCTATCATAAATATCACGTCACAGTCTTGCTCGATTGAGCCAGAGTCTTTGATATCTGATGGCTTTAGACTATCGTTATTAGCAGCGCGATTAAGCTGACATAGAATGAATATCACTGTGTTGTACTTCTTTGCTAAATTCTTAAGCTTCTTAGTCACCTCACCAAGAGCACTTGCTTTTGTACCGTTGGTCTTAATGTCGATATCCATAAGCTGTAAATAGTCAATAAAGACAGCACCAACAGCTCCATAATTTAGCTGACACTGTGCCATAGCACGCTCGATATTAGATAATGAGATTGCACTTTCGTCATTAAGTAAAAGCTTAGGTGCTTTGTCTTCAGCGTGAGCAAATAAAGCCTCATTTTCTCTTAGTAAATCATCCCACTGATTTGGATTAGCGCTTTCAATGAGCTTGCCTCTAGCGATATCAGATACTGATACTCCAGTCATATAGCTATAAAAGCGCTGCAACACTTGCTTATTTGACATCTCTAATGAGAAGCTTAAGCAAGGACCTTTAAAGGTGTTATTCTTTAGGTAATAAGCCATTAAGTTAAGAGCAAAAGCTGATTTACCATTGCCAGGTCTTGCACAGATAGCATTTAGTGAACCAAGCTTTAAGCCACCGCTTAAGTATTTATCAGAGTCAAGCTTAGGATATCCTGTAGGCACTAAAGTTTCTGTAACACCATTAGCTATCTCTTTAATATGAGCGTTGGAAGCTTCTTGCGCATCGACGTATAGGTCAGTTGATGTAGTATCTTCTTGTGATAGTAAGTACTGAGCTATAGCGAAGACGTTCTTATAGTTCTTAGCACTTATAGATGTATCAGCATTTGCGAATACTTCAACAGATTCCCAAAAGTGATTCCATGTATTGCGCTTAACAGTAACTTCATGCAAATCATTAGCAAGATCTTGTAGGTCGTCACCAACATTTTCTGCACTATCAATGCAGTCCTTAACTTCTTGCTCTACTTCTTGATGGTCAATATCATAGTCATCAGTACGAGCTTGTACATAGATAGTCATGCGTACTCTATCTACATCTTCTTTGCCTTGAGATAGCTCTCTTGAGATGAATTTCCACATCTTTTTGTAGTCACGATGTGAAAAGTCATCAGATTTAATCTGCTTTGAGATTTGAGTATATGCATCTAAGCCACGTACAAGTAGAGCTCCAATCATGGTTTGTTCGTACATCAAGTTACGTGGCATAGAATCTAAAGGTCTAGTAAACTTATTCATCTTTGCCACCTAGCTTTGCGCTTGTTGGAATATTACCTGGATGAATATCTTGCTCAAAGTTATTCAAGCATTGTAGATATTGAGCTTTGCTCATAGTCACAGCAGGAGCGTTAACACATCTGTAGTTACCTTCACCATATACTTTATCTGCGATAGACTTAGCAATACCTTTATCGCCTACTGCGCATACAGAGCGGTCATGTGAGCCACAAGGGACAAACATCCTAGACAATGAATTAGGATCTTTCTTATACTTGGATGCTCTGATAGTTGTATAAGCTTGTACATATCTTCTTTCAGCCATTCTAAGATCAGACCATCTGCAATCAGTGAAATTATCGAAGTCTCTAAATGACACAAAGAATGCAACTGCTGCTCTTAGGTCTCCAAAGATGATATCTGTGCAAGCGTGATAGTTATCTAGTAGCTCATTCCATAGCTCAAGAGCTACAGACTCAAGCTCTTTAGGATTTACTGTACCGTAGTCAAGAACTTTTACTACGTTAGCAACGTTCACCTTTACACCCGCTTTAGTTACAGCACTTAAAGCTTTTAGGATTGAAGGTAAATCAAAATCAATGAAATCTTCAAGCATTAAATCGCGCTTAATAAAGTCATCTTGGGTAAAGCTACTCTCAGTATAGTTGAGTTGTGGCTCACCATTCCTAGCATTCCAAATGTGGCAAAACATGGTATAATCATTAGTGTTCATTTATAACTACTCCTTTGTGGGTAAATTCATCGACAGAGACTCCTAATACGCTACTTAGGAGTTTCTGCTCGTCAGTAGGACCGTTAATAGCAGCATGGTAATAATCTAAAAACTGTTGACGTACCTCTTCAGGCTTAATGCCTTTAAGCTCTGCTTCTCTATCAATCCATTCATTAGTCTTATTGGCTCTTTGTTGTTGTTCTGCAAGCTTTTCACTCTTGGTATCACGTAGCAGGTTGCATTCAATATGAGTGCATTCATTCAATAGCCACTCTCTTGCATCAGCATTAAGCCCACGTTTCCATCTGAAATTGCGTGATTGATAATGGTTGAAGAACTTCTCTACTGTAGTTGGTAAGTACATACGACCAATAGCTAAGTGCTCATCTTTGAGCTCATCGGCTAGCTGAGTGAATAAAGGCATAAAATCATAATAAGAGGAAAAAGAAGAGAGGGCGCTCGCAGAGCGCTTTGCCTCTCTTACTTTATCTTTACTTATATAATCTTTACTATTCTTATCTAATGAAGAAGGTGTAACTTTTACACTCTGACAAGGTGTAACATCTGCACTCTCGATAGTGTCATTTTTACACTCTGTCAAAGTGTCATTTTTACACTCTCGATAGGGTAATAACTGCACTGTCGAAGGTGTAACTTTTACACCATGTACGCTATCAACGCTTTCAGCCGTTTTTTGCTCAATTTTGGGCTCTTTTACTAAGTAATACTTAGTTTGGTCAAAAGGTATTCTTTTGGCTGGCTTTGTAACCTCTAGTAGCCTGTTTTCAATCAATTCATTAACGGCTCTAATGATTGTTTTCTTTTCCACATTAAAGAAACTGGCATACTCATACTTCTTAAAGAAGATCACTTGAGTACCTTCCTTAGAGATTACGTACATACGCTCATAGATAAGCTTAGCAATAGCAGAAATCTTTAGACTAAAGATAACTGTAGGAGCTCGGTTGTATGTGATATCCATAGACACTCTCCTAGTCCTTTAAGTACTTCCAAGCTTTTAAATCTGGAAATGCAGTTCGCAGATACATAAGGCGTGCATTTGGCACTCCTTTATGTATCCATGCGCTAACAGATGGAGATTTACATTTCAAAATCTCTGCCACTCTGCCAGAACCACCTAATTCATATATAAGATTTCGAGCTTGAGCTCCTTTCATTAAGTTTGTAACTTTAGGTTTTGCCATTACTAGATCCTCTTATTTGTAACTATAATAATGATAGATATATCTACACCTAAATGCAAGACATTTCTAGTATCATTTTAACTATAATTATAGATATATCTATTACAATGATTACAAAAGGTGATTTATATGCGAGATCTATCAACTTTAGGAGCACGTATTCGATACGGCTTAGAAAAGACAGGCAAGAAACAAGCAGATCTTGCTAAATATGTTGGCATTAAGACAGCTACTTGCTCTCAATGGTGCAGTGATAAAGTAAAAGCTTTAAAGTCAGACAATGCCTTGAAAGTAAGCCGTTTTCTTTGCGTTAATACTAATTGGCTAGTTACAGGAAAAGGCTCACCTGATGCAGAGAATGTGGTTGCATTACCTGATGATGTATCAGCCTCAGATGGCTACATCCAAATAAAAGAGTATCAAATAGCTTGTGGCGCTGGTGCTGGCTATTTACCATCATTTGAAGAAGTATCGGAGAGTATACCTGCAACCTATAGGCAGTCATACTTTGACCACTTAGGTATTGCTCCTGATGCATGTATGAGATTTAGAGTTCATGGTGATAGTATGGAGCCAATACTATTTGATGGCGATACTATCTTAGTTAATACAGCCGATAATAAGAACATCATTAACAATAAAGTTTATGCAATCAATGTAGAGGATGAGGTTAGAGTAAAAAGGCTTATCTTACAGATAAATAAAGACTTAATTATAAGATCTGAAAATAAAGAGTATCCTGATGAGATTATAAGACATGATGATAGCAGCATTAACTTCTCCATTATTGGAAGAGTTATTGAGAAGTCAGGACATGGTGGCTTGTAAATTTTTTCTATTTTTTTTCTAAAAATCTTTTCTTAATACATTCAAAGAGTTACTAGCAATAGTAGCTCTTTTTTTCTAGCGTTTATAAAAATATTAGATAAATCTATTGACAACTTATGTAGATTTATCTATCATTTCTTTCAGAAGATAGATATATCTATCATTAAATGGTAGGTAAAATTACTATGAATAAATCACAAAAATAAATCTTGGTTTATAGTATTAAATCAAAATTTACGAGGTTACCTAGTATGAAACAAATAATTAGTGATTTAGTTGCCAGTGTTGCTTTTCTTTTATGCCTAGTTCTTGTCTTCATTGTTGACCGTCTAATACTAGAACGCTCTGCGTCAATTATTCGAACGATGTTATCTTAACTAGCAAAGACAGCTATGCGACCGATAACGCCCACATAGCC